GGGTTCTTTTGGACATGTTTCTTATGGAGAGTATTCAGTTGATTGCTGTATTGAGTACAGATTACGAACGGGAGTTGGAGATTGTGGATCCATATGTTATGGACACAACCCGAAGACTTCTAAACCAGTGATCTTGGGGATACATGTAGCTGGCTCAGCCAGTGGACATGGTGTTTCCTATTTCCTGAGTAACATGCAAGTTACTAAGGCTTTAGCAGAACTTGATAAAGATGCTATTGTGCCCGAAGTAGATGATGATGAAATTCCTATGGAACCTCAAATGTACGTTTCTAATAAATTGCCGGAGAATGATCTCCCAGAAAAACCTTGTGCTAATAAGGTGGCTATGGAGGAGGTCAGAGCTCCTAGGACTGTAACTAAGACCAATATTATCCCTAGTGCTATTTATGGTGAGTGGGGACCTGCTAAGACCAGACCTGCTCGCTTAAGGAATTTTACTAGAGATGGAAAATTGGTTAGACCTATTCACAAAGCCTTTAAGGATTATGGTGGAGGGTTTCCAGCTTATAATTCTGTCTTGTTGGATAATGTCACTGATGAGTACATCCACCACCTGCATGCAAATGCGAAGGCTAATCAACCTTGGAAGCCACGTTTGTGGACTTTTGAGGAGGCAGTTGAGGGTATAGCTGGTGTTGAGTTTTGTGAGGGTATTCCTCGCTCAACCAGCCCTGGTTATCCCTTGTGCATGTATACAGAAGGCCCTGGTAAAACTGATTTCTTTGGTAAAGAAGGACCGTATAATTTTGATACGGTCGCTTGTAAAAAACTTAGAGAACAGGTTATGTTAATCATAGACAGAGCCAAAGTGGGACAAAGAGATAAGCATGCTTTCATGACTTTCCTCAAGGATGAACGTAGGAAGTTAGCTAAATGGGAGGCTGGAGAAACACGCATGATCTCTGGTACCGATTTAGCATTTCTTATTTCTTGCCGAATTTATTTTGGTGATTTCATTCGCTGGATGATGTCTAATCGTATAGCCAATGGTAGCGCTGTGGGAGTTAATCCCTATGGTGAAGAGTGGGCTATATTGTACAGGTATATTCTCAATGGAGATGCTTCCTGTATTGATGGAGATCATGTTCAGTATGATAAGAAGGAGCTTGAAAATCTACATAGTATGAGTTTCCGAGTTGCTGAAAGTTATTATGCTGGATGTTCTGAAGAAGATACCATGGTTAGAAAAGTGTTCTCTCAAGAGTTATTAAATCCACAATATTTGTGTGA